CCTCGAAGAGGTTAGTTGACCTCAGTCAACTTCCTCAACCTTCGGCCCCTTCGCATCAGGGTTCACATAGTGGCTATCAGGCTTCGGCATATCAGAAGGCATCCCATGCATTCCAGGCATATTTCCCTCAGGTGAGCCCGCCGCCCCATCCGCATACATCTTCGTCAGTACCGGTCGAATGAGGCCCTCATACTTCTTCATCGCATCCTTGAACTCCTCCGTACTCGCATCCTGGTTGTCCGCAAGCCAGGCGAGACCCTCATCCACATTCTTCAGTGCCGCAGCCGCGTCATCTCCCAGCTTCTCCTTCACCTTCTCATCCTGTAGAGAGTTACGCGCATTGTAGAGATACGACTCCAGTTCATTACGAGCCTCCACCTTCGCCATCGTCGCCTTGTCCTCCTCCGCATACTTCTCAGACTCAGCCACTAGACGCTCCACCTCATCCTTACTCAGACGACCCTTGTCATTTGTAATCGTGATCTTCTGCGACTTACCCGTTGACTTCTCCGCCGCGCTCACATTCAGGATGCCGTTCGCATCAATGTCAAAGGTCACCTCAATCTGCGGGACACCACGCGGCATCGGCGGGATGCCATCCAGCTGAAACTTACCCAGACAGTTATTGTCACGGGTCAGAGGACGCTCACCCTCAAACACCTGGATGCTCACACCAGGCTGATTGTCCGCATAGGTACTGAACGTCTGCGACTTCTTTGTAGGAATGGTCGTGTTGCGCTTAATGAGCGGAGTCATTACACCACCCGCCGTCTCCAGTCCAAGGCTCAGCGGAGCCACATCGAGGAGGATAATATCATTCGTCTTCTCACTGCCACCCGTCAGGATGTGAGCCTGAACTGCGGCACCATAGGCAACAGCCTCGTCGGGATTAACGCTATCATTGAGCTTCTTGCCTCCAAAATACTCCTGAAGCAGCTGGCGGATACGGGGAATGCGCGTGCTGCCGCCCACCATGACAATTTCATGAATATCCTCCTTAGAAAGCTTGGCATCGCGCAGGAGTCCATCCAGAGGAGCCACTGTCCTACGAAATACAGGTTCGCACAGGCTCTCGAACTTCGCGCGAGTGAGTGCAACACTAAAGTCATTACCATCGGCAAGGCTGTCCACCTCTACTGTAGACTGGGTTGCAGCGGAGAGAGTACGCTTCGCACGCTCGCAAGCCGTGCGAAGACGGCGAAGAGCCTTCGCATTCCCACTCACATCAATGCGGGTCTTCTTCTTGAACTCCTGTACACAGAAGTCAACGAGGATATTATCAAAGTCCTCGCCGCCCAGATGCGTATCGCCAGCCGTTGACTTCACCTCGAATACACCGTCATCAAGAGTCAGGATACTTAGGTCGTGTGTACCCCCGCCACAATCGAAGATGAGCACATTCTGCTCACCCTTCTTGCCCATCTTATCAAGTCCGTAGGCGAGTGCGGCCGCCGTAGGCTCATTGATGATGCGTAGAACATTCAGACCCGCAATTGCACCAGCATCCTTCGTAGCCTGGCGCTGGGAATCATTGAAATACGCCGGTACCGTGATGACCGCATGCTTAATCTCCTGACCGAGATACGCCTCGGCCGTGAGCTTCATCTTCGTAAGAACAGCCGCACTAATCTCCTCAGGAAGAAACTCCTTGGTCTCACCCTTCCAGGCAACTTCAATGGTCGGCTTACCACCCTTGCCCTCCTTCACAGCAAATGGCCAGTGCTTCTTGTCCGACTGAACGGTGGGGTCTGTAAACTTACGGCCAATCAGACGCTTTGCGTCAAATACCGTATTCATCGGATTCGCCGCCGCCTGGCCCTTTGCTGCATCACCTACGAGACGCTCATCATCAGTGAAAGCAACATAGGACGGAGTCGTCCGATTTCCCTGGTCATTTGCGATAATCTCAACGCGGTCATTTTGCCAGATACCAACGCATGAATACGTGGTTCCGAGGTCAATTCCAATAGCAGGACCGGTGGGCTTAGAAGTAGTGCTCATTTCTAAAGTACTGTAGTGAATAGGTTTTAGACCTTTACAAAAAAATTTGTAGAATTTGCTTAAATGAGTTTCCACTACGCAGTGGCATCTGCGGCAGCAACTGGTACAACTACCTGCGAGCGCAGCATCGAACTCACATGCTCAGGTGCCAGGTTGTTCACATACTGAATCACCACAGGCATCTTCAGCGTCTGCTTGTTTGCGCGCAGGTCCTTCAGATAGAGTCCATGAAGATGATAGACAGGTGTCCGCAGAGAAACCGGTACATCCATAAACACCTTACTATGCTCCTTGTGAACCGCACAATATTCAGCATAAATCATTGCCGTCAGGTCACGAAGGCGCTTCTCCAGTTCCCAAAACCGCGTGCGCTCCTCAGACCATGTAGTGAGATACGTGTTAATCATGTTCTCACGACGCAGCCTGGCAAAGCGGTCCTCAATACGCGCCTCAGGGCCACGGAGGTTGCGTAGAATCTTGTACGACACTGAGCGAAGACGCCATCGCTGACCATTATGTCCCCGGAATACGATACCCTGCCACTTTGAGTCCTGAGTCTGCGTCATCTTATTCATACGGTCCATCGGCAACTCCGCAGGACCCAGAGACTCATAGCGCTTTACAGCTAGTGGGCGCATTTCTGGATCCCAGTCCGCAGCCTCATCGAGAATCTTGACCGTACCATCATCATTTACTAGGCCCGTGTGAATGAGGAGTAGATTCGGTGCCTCGTGCCACTGAACAATGCGGTGCGCAGGATGCTGAAGAACAAAGGACGCAAATCCCTTGCCAATAATACTCGTGGGGAGCATGCCCTTAGCAGTCAGAGCATCCTGAATCATCTCCGCAAAGGTCTTTCCGCCATAGAATCCACTGCTTGCATCAAGAGATGTACGCGTTGTCCACCGTACTGCGCCAGTTCCCTCATCCCAGAAACAGTTTACCATGACACCCTCCGCAAACTCCTCAACGCTAACAACGCGCTCATGAGGGATATCACCCGACATCGCCTTGCATGGTGCAACAGAGACAGGGCGATTTGCCTGGGTATCCCATACAACTGAACGCATCCAAGGAACCCATTCCTTATTCAAGATATCCGACGTGCCCTTAACATACCGCAGAATTGCATAGCGCTCACCCTCCTTGTGAACTACACGAAGTGCACCCCCAGCCTCACTCTGAAGAAAGGCCGAGAGAGAACTCCAATCACTGCACTTCGATACGAGATTTGCGAAGATACTATGAGTATAAACCATTATGAAATTGTATATATTTTACCTTCAAAGTCGCAGCGCCAGCAAATCAAATTTTTTCCACCTTGACTTCAGTAGAGCGGTGGCATGGCAGAACCACTCAAACCAGATGAAGAAGCTCCTGTTCAAGATGATAGTGTTCAAATATTACCTCAAGCCCCCGAAGAAGAAGTTCTAAAGCGCAGCGCTCTCATTGAACTTGGAGATTATCTGAAAGTGTATACAAATGTTGTTCAGCAGGGTGAAACCGCCGTCGCAGGTGAAGGCTATGTCTATTACAGAGATGCCAATTTCATAAAATATCTTAAAGGCGATACAGTGGTAACACTTCCGCTCGATGAATCTGGGAGCATCAAGGAGGAACTTGGTGTTCAACGCATTCAATTTAAAAAGGCCGATTGGCGAGCCAAGGAGGACGATTTTGAATTAACAGAGGAAGACAGTTTTCTCAAAATCTTCGATTTCAAAGATGGGGATTTAATTCAGGCTTTCAAAGATGGAACTGCCGGTCCCACCTATCGTTTTACGTCTGTAAACTATGGTGATGATATTGGTATACTTGAGCAGGTGGATTCTTACGGACAACCACTTGAACAGGCGATTGAAGTGAACTTCAATTTCACTGGCATTCCAATTGCGGGAGGGTTCGACTATGATGTAATTAAGAAGGTACAACTGGAGCACCCTGAAGTAGAAGGTGAGCCCGCGCCCGCAAAAGCCTCTTTGGAAGCCTCCGCGGAAAATTTTGAAGAGGTTGCCGAACCACTCATTAAACATCTTGGTGAAATTCCTCCTCCCAAAATCAATAAAGTTCTTGTAGAGCTTGAAGAGCGTGAAATTATCTATGAGAGCGATGACCAGCGCCAGGAGATGATGCGCGACCTTCTCAGCCTTGAAACGCCCGAGCGTCAGAAACGTGATGCCGTGCTCGTCGACCTTCATCGGTTTGTGGAACTCCTTCTCAATATGCGCGATGAAATTGTCCAATATGACAGCCTTGGCAAACCCTCTAAAGAGCCAAAGGAGACCTCTGCGACCTTTTTATCAGACCTTCTACAGTCTCCACTTGTAAAGCCGGTCATTGATGCCGTTAAGAATTTTTATGTAGATCTTGATGAGTCAGGTCGCGATGAACTCATAGACTATAGAAAACTCTCTACAGTTGTTGAGCCAAAATTCGGGTCACTTTCCGACGTTCAGAAATTTAAGTTCCCTACGAGCGACTATAACTATATCACTGAATGGCAAGACTATGTAAATCGTTTTATGCGCTCATGGTATTCCACGGCCAAGAATCAGGTCTCCTTCAAACGTGACTCTGAGTTTTTTCGTCTCTGCTCACCTGAAGTTGATTTTGAAGTCGATGAAGTGACGGGATGTGGTCAATGTGAAGTTGATATTCCTGGATTTGAGCGCGGCTTGCCGCGTTTCAAGAAAGGCGCAGATGATAAAAATATACCGCTCTCAATTGAAAGACTTGGTGTACTTTCAATGAGTATTGGTCGCGGTCTCGCTGTACTTATGGGTCGTCCTACAACGGGCGAACTTGAGCCGGTTCTAAATGCTGAAACTGCAGGAATACACCACTACATACTCTTTCCCTACAGTGTTGCGGATTCCCTCGGTCCTATACGCTCTGGGCGAGTCTTAACAGATTCACTCCGCTCTCAAATGGTCGCCAAATCAATTCGAGATGTTCTCATTGAAAAAGATGGCGTCCAAGTTGTGCCGACAGCGGATACAATTATTGCAATTGCAAAGAAAGATACATGCGAAAATATTCAAATTGATGCGTATCTGAAGAGCCTTCCTGTCTGGAATGTAAGGGAATTTGCCGATTTTGCAGATGCAATGGTCTCCCTTGGCCTCGACAAATACGAATTAAATGAAGACCAACTACAAACACTGAATACAATTCTTAGAGAATCAATTGCGCTTCATAATGAACAAGTGCGTACACTGGCCACAGAGGCGCGTATTCAGGATAGACCTCCTATCGTCAATCGCTCTTTTGAAACTGACCAGGAGTCAGTAACAAAACTCATGGACCTCTTTAAGACTGTAATACAAGGTTCATCAATAAATAATTTTGCTCGCTTACCTGCAAAGTACCGCCAAGTCGATTTTGTACGACTCAATTATCTTGTAAATAATCACCAAGATTTAATTGACGCAATTCTCGGTGGAAATGATATGTCCATTACGCGAGAATCCAATCGCTATGTTCGGAATGAATTCCAGATCTACCAGAATGAATTTATTCTTGAGACGCTTAGAGAGCAAACAAAGGGTAGGCCGCCGCAACCTAATCCCTGTCCTCACGTAAAAGATCTAGAAAAGATTCGCCGTGTTCGCGATAAATCTGAGCGCATGAAACTCCTTTATGGATTTGTTCTTAAAAACAAGGGACAGGAGCAACGGGATTTTCCTAAAACAAAGCAGCACCGCTGCCGCCGCTGTAAGAAGAGTCTCATCTGCGACCACGAATATAAACTTCTTTATGAATTCCTCCACCCCCAAGATTCTCGTCTCTTACATAAGGAGATTCTCCTGAATTTTATGGGCGGCCAGTTTCACGGACAGTTTATCTGCCGCTATTGTGGCCAGTCAATCCAGTCAATTGAATATGATACGAGCATGGAGTTTGATGACAACGGTCGTCCTATGATGGGGCGTGCCATTCTTAAAAATGATCAGGACCCTGTCACAGCACTTTTTGATAAAACTGTAGATCTTGCTCTAGGTACTTCAAATGAAACGGAAGAGTTTGAATTGGAGACAGATGATAGTGCTTACAAAAAGTTTAAGACAGGTCAACTGATTGGCCTTGAAGATAATCTGACAGCGGCAGCAGTGGGTAAGAAAATCTATGAATGCGCGCGCAGAATTTATTCTGCCCTGGGTGTAAATCCACCTAGAGCCACATATGAAACCGTTGTAAAAACGGTCAATGGCTTTATTCTACAGATGCCAAATCGCGAGGCCTATACACGAGGCCGCTTAGCTCGTGAAGAAAAGGGCGAAGATGACCCGTGTGCTGGAGGCCTTGCAAAAGATAGAACAGTTGGTGTTGCTAAAGTTGATTATTATGTATATTTGAATCGTCGTATCATTCTCTACACAGCGGCCTTTATCTTTATTGATATACAAACTCATCGCCCCAGTTATATCATTCAGTATACTGAAAAGACCTCCTTTGTAGGATATCCTCTTCTAGAAAGTAAAGATGAGTCTAATCTTGATGGCGTCAAGTATCTAGCCTATGTACTTGGTGGAATTATCACCGATGAAGAGCCGTGGAGTCTAACACAATGGCATTTTATTGAGTACTTGCCTAAGCGCCGTGAATACATTGAGCGCTGTCTCATGTCACTCTTTGAAGAGATGCGTGACACTGCGCTTATAAAGACAATGATACAGGATAAAGAGGCCTTTCTTGAGTCAAATGGTGGTCGCAGAATTGGCGATGTTGAGGAGACACTTCCTTCGTATTTCCTACCTGAGCAGATTGGCGGCGGTGACAAAGTCAAAGCAGCGTCTGGCGCAGCAACTACTGGCAGTGCTCAAGCACTCATTCGCCAGATTCACCAAGAGGCAGCCACACATAATATATTCAAAAAATCACCATTTAGTGAAACGACCTGCTGCCTGGCAAATATTCGTGAAGAGACATATTGGCAGGCGAAGAAGATAGTTGGCACAGGCACCAAGCAACCGATTGGACCGCGTGGGTCTCGCTTTGCCTTTCCCTATGTTCCGCGGCCGTCCCAGTCTATTAACCCTGAAGTACCGCCAACTCTCTATCCTCGAGTCTTCTTGAAAGTCTGTTTCCGTGGAGAACGCACGGGTCTTCCTCATGAGCCTGGTTTGACTGGTAAATGTCCTCACTGTGAATTTACATTTCCTACTTTACCCGATGACCAGCCGCTTCCTGACCTACCAATTAAGGCAAAGGACTATTCGGATTGGATAACAAAACGCGACGAGGCGATTAATTCAACACTTGAAAAGGCGGTGAAAACAACCCTACGAATTAATGGTGATATAAGTAAGGAACTCTTTCAGGGTCTTCTTGATTCTACACACAAGCACTATGAAGTTGAGTTTGAAGCTCCTGTAAAACCGTCTCTTGAACAGACCCGCACTCGTTTTTTCCGAAAGCTGGCAGGATTAAATCTCTATACAACATGGGTTAAGGAGATTTCTGAAGTAATTGCAAACTTTGGAAAACTCACACCGAACCCTACATCAGATGCGCAGAGAGCAACACTGGACCCTCTCGAAAAAACGCATGAAATCTATCGCGGTGCTGTGACAAAACGTATTGGTGAGGAGTATCGTAAGGCTGTCGATGAGATGTGTAAATTATCATCCGTGGAACTCAAGACACAATTATATACTTATTTTATCGTACCTATCAATCGCGGACTAAAAGATACAAAATCGCACCAACTCTCTTTTATTCTAAATGATTATGAGCCCATGAGTAAACAACACATGGAACAAGTAATGACTGAAATTCTAACCCCCCACTTCGATTATTCAATCAGTCGGCCAAAGGAGATGAAGTTTGAAGAACTCTTCAAAAAGGAGAATACGGACCTAGTGACTCGTGCTACACTCTTTATCAAGCAACTTGAGGCCATTTCATCACTGCTTTCAGATTTTCATCTCTCTGGACTTGGCCTTACGAATGAGTATTTCAGAATTGCGCTTAATCGTATTATGGTCATCTCCGCCATTGGAAACTATGTCAGTCTCCAGGGTGGCCCTGCACAAGGCAATGTGACCGAGTCTATTGTTGCTCTACAAACCTGTATACGGAGATATAGTCAGGAGGCGATAAAGTACTCAGATGAACAGATTCGTGACGGGATTGCGGCACGCGATGAAATCGAGAGAAAGTCCTATGTGAATAAACTTTCAAAACTGAATCCGGATGAAAAGCGCGTTGAGATGATGAAGAAGCGTCTTGGCCTCGGAGAGTGGGCTGTCGGTGGAACAAAATTAATTTACAAATATGACAAGAATTTCTACGATCTTGAACGCGAAAAGGATGAAGCTGCTGGAATTGATAATTGGCGTAATACTGAAGATGAGAGGTTTGGAGCTGCTCCTGAAGGTGACGAATGGAATCCTCAAGGAGAGCAGTTAGATGATGCTGCGGGTGACTATGGCGCCCCACAAGAGGCAGCGGATGATTATTAAAATAGCCTATCTAGGATAGAATGAGGATCCTGTTGTTCAGTGGACTCCTATATTTAATTGGAATCGGTATTGTCCTGGCGATAAAACCGAGTCTAATGTTCACATCCGATGGAGGATGGAAAGAGTTTGGGATTGGCCGTAATCCTGAACTCTTTACATGGTTCCCCTTCTGGCTTTTTACGATTCTTTGGGCGGTTATCTCCTTTTTTCTTGTTCAACTCATTGCAAGTTTTGGATTTTTACCCGGAACTGAATGGACGCAGATTGAAACTGTGGAGCCCGTTAAGCCAATCTCCCGAGCCAAGCGCAATAGTCCATTGGAAGTGGCCAAAAAGGCGAACAATGATCTGAAGCCTGGATATTACATGCTGAATACGGAAGGCACATCCGTTGAAGGTGTACCTAAATATATCTACATTGGTGCCGCACCGAATACTGATTAACAGACCTGTACAAAACCGGATGCAATTACTTGGGCATAGATTCCCGCCCAGAAGATATAGAATCCCCCGCTAATTGCCTTTTTGTAGGTCGTGCTGAGTGTCAGAGGTAGAACGGTGAGTACAGGTGACTCCAACGAGGGGATGAGCCAGAGAAGAAATAAGACTAGGGCCGTGAGTGCCGGACCGAACAGACTATCCAAGGCGATTTGAGAACCATTGAGTTTCGAACAGGCTAAATACTGAATGAGTGCATTGAGTAGTAGCCCAATTACGAAAGAGACCCATGGTATAGTAGCTAATAATAACCAGAGTGGAGGAAAGTAACCACCAGGATAGACGGCATAGACAATTACCATACAGAACAAAAGTAAAACACCATGGGTTAAACTAAACACAAATCGAAGTGTACTATCGAGCGCCTTTGATTTGGGTTTGGGGGCGTCCATTCTGGTCTTCCATTAAAAAAAAACTCCTTCGTAGAAACACAGATGCCGCCCAAAGGAAAAAGACCGAGAAAGGTGACGGAGCCTTCAAACTTACAGAGTTTCTTTATGGGAAGGCGTACACGCCCCGATCTGTTCACTTTTGACGCAAATGGAAATGCAATTTTCAAACCGAGCCCAGATGCTCAACCTACAAAAGTCTTTCATTTACAGAAATATAAATCTGCAGACTCCGAAGAAATTGAAGAACTCTATACTGAACGCCAAGAACTACTTGAAGGAGTAGTTGCCGAATTAGAAGAGGCAAAGGAAGCCCTACGTGCCGCAATCAAAACATATAAGGAGACCGGAGGTGATGCCAGTATTGCAGATGTCATTGCTGCTAATCGCCAAGTTCAGTCAAGACAAAGGGATATAACCGCAATCATGTCTCCTATGCTTGCAATGACTGAATATTCCAGTGTTGAAATTCGCGATATTCTTCTTGAAAATCAATATGAAAAGCGTAAGGTTCAGCAAACCATTAATGTGTTCAAAGGTCATTCAATTCTCTCTCATTCCGCTCTACTTGTACCCATGTCTGCAGAGGCTGAAGTGCTCGGCGAAGAAAAGGAAGAATATGCGATTATTTTTGATGACCCTACCATAGCGAATCCAAAAGAGTTTCCTCTTCTTGGCCTCTACAGGCCGAAGCCGCTTTCAGTACTTGGCGCCAATAAAAAGAAGAATGTCTACAATGGTCTTTTACAAGCAATACTTGTCGAGACAATGAAGGCAAATACCGTGAAATTTACGCCTGAGCAAATTAACCAAGTGATTCAAGCGGGTACACCTGGAGCTGTTCGCCGTGTTGCGGAGCCGTTCAATTTCACTGTGGGCGATTTTAAAGATGAGATTTTTGCTAAGGTCATCGATGCTGCCATTGATGAATGGAGTGATGAGGAGAATTTCATGGATTCTCTTGAAGAAACGGGCGATAAGACAATTGTCTATGTAGCACCCTTACAGAAAACGGCAAATAATAAACTGCTCAGTCTCTTCGGAACAGGTCTCCTACCTGGCAAGACTTCCGTTAATGAGAAGGGTGAGATTGTCGCAACAGAGGCCAATCAAGAAAATCCTACAAAGTGGAAGGGTCTCAATCGCTGGGGTATTGCACTCCAAACAGCAAGGGCACGGTGGCGTGATACAGCTTCGGGCGGAGGTGAGCGTATAGCTAATGACATCTCTAAGGTCGAAGTGGACCACGCGGCAAAGACACAACAACAGCAGGAAGCGGCTCGTAAGGGAGCCATTATTGCTGCTAAACGTGGTGGTGCCTACTGAAGTGGATAATCCTTCAGGGTACCCTCATTTGAATCACAGTTTACTTCACTCATTGAATATGTATAACACGCCTTATTATTGTCACGATAAACGAGTTGCTCAACCGTCTTCGGATGAGGATATTTGTATACAACATCCTTCGGTGGTCTGAAAAAGAGTAGGAGTAGACCCCCTACAGCAAGTCCAAGTAGAAACGGTTTGATTTCAAAGTAGTCAAACATACTTCTATTGTAGCGGTAGAGGATGTTCAAGTTCTTTGAAACACCACAGTTTCACTTCTTTTTCAGTTTCATCATCGGAGTTGCGATTATGTCACTCTTTCGCCCCCTCTGTAAGGGCTCCGAGTGCCAGATTGTAAAGGCCCCACCCGTCCACGAAGTGGAAAAGACAACCTACAAAATTGGCTCCAAATGCTACCAGTTCAAGACTCACACTGCTGAATGTCCGACACAGGGTGTAATTGAGGCGTTTCAAGTTGGACACAAGTAGGTTGCGCTGGAAATTGAATCTGTTTTTTTTAACCTGTAAATAAATGTCAAGTGCGGGGACTCTTTTGTCCGACCTAGACTCACGCTCGTCGTCAAACGATAGTGACCTTGTCGAGAAGATTCTAGCCGATATGAACGGAGGGGGAGGTGGCGGCGGTGGGGGGAACTCAGTTCAAATGCCTGCTCGTGGTATGGCACCGCCACCTCCTCCTCTTCCAATGCAAGCACCTCCGGGCGCTCCTCAGGGAAATACTACATTTCCGATGGCGGCAGATCCGATGACGGCACAGGCACATGTAATTGGACGGGACCACCCCACGCCTGGTGATTTTGCCGCGGCGATGCACGGTGTTCCTCGCTCTGCGGAGGGTGATTCATGGTCTGGTGGTGGGCGCAACACGGAATACGATGAGCCGAAGAAGAATTGGTATGCCCGTATCCTTGATGATGCGAAGATTCCGCTCGTCGTTGCAATGCTCTTCTTTATTTTCAGTCTACCGGCAATCAATGTTGTCATTTCACAGTATCTACCCTCGCTTATCCAGAGCACGGGTCAACTCAGCACGATGGGTATGGCTGCGAAGTCTCTTATTGTAGGAGCCTCCTTTTGGTTTCTTTTACGCATTGTAGCACCACTTCTAAAGTCGTAATAGAATGAAGGTGAAGACTGATAAAATCTCTCTAGGTATCCTTGCCTTGTATGCAGTCTATGGAATCTTTGCAATTCCATTTGTCTATTTTATGCTGTCCCTTGCGGTGGGCCTAATTGTCTACAGTACATCTGATTCAATTGAATACACTGTTGTTTCTATTCTGCTGACTGGTGTTCTATCTGTACTGATTTCACAGGCTCGGCGCCCTGAAGGATTTATGGACGGAGGTGCTATGATTTCTAAGCGTGTGGCTAGTATTCGTCGTCCGCAGGCTAAGGCGCCCGTTGGAGTCTATGCAAGTGGATTCGTGGAAGGCTTCTCTGACCTGAGCGACAATCCTGTACCTACGGAGACGAAACCTGAGGCACCTGTAGCAACGCAGGCCACGCACCCTACAGCCAGCACAGTTGCCACCACAGTTGCCGCAGCCACGGCAGCGACTTCACCCTCTACAAGTGCGACGACATCCTCCACCAGTCAACCGGCTGCTGTTACAAAGTCTGGTTTCAAGGATAGTAACTCTCCCAATACAGGGGGTCTTTTCAAACTCGGCTCCATACCGCAGGATACAAAGGGTGGATTTCACATTGACCAGGGAACCACTGTACTAAATGCGCTCAATGCGCTACAGCCTGACCAAGTGAAGAAGATGTCTGAGGACACGCAGAAACTCATCGATACGCAGAAATCGCTTATGATGATGCTCGGCACCATGAAGCCGATGCTTTCAGATGGAAAGCAACTCATCGATACGTTCCAGACAATGTTTGGACCTGGGGCCTCTGGTGGGGCCTCTGGTGGGGCCTCTGGTGCTCCAGCACCTGTATAGAAAACGCGCTCATTTGGTAGATAGTCATGAAGGCTTCACGGTGTCCTCCCGGTGTATTTTGTTTTACACCAGAAGTATTCCTCTTCATAATATTCCTTTTGGTCGGCTGCCTTGGCGCACTTGTTTATATGAATAGCACGCAACAACAAGCGCCCCCTACCTATATTCAGAGACCGCGTATCCCTGAGCCAGCACCCTCGGTGGTTGTCAATGCCGGTGGTGATGACCGCTATACCCGTGCACCTGAACCCCTTCGATTCTGGAATGCGCCTCTTCAGATGCCGGTTCGTGGTGCTCTCTTTGGCATTCCCACACAGGGTCTTCCTGAACAGTATCAGTCGTACGGATTTATTACAACATCCGATGGCCAGACACTCCCTCTCTATGGTCGTCGTACAATGGGTCGCTCCGACCGATTCAATTACTATACACGTACGGATAGTTACAATCCGATTCCTATCCCGATTCGTTACAAGGGACGAGACTGCCAGGATACAATCGGCTGTGAGGAACTCTTTAATGGCGAACATGTTCGCACTGTCAACGGAAATGACGGGAAAGTGAATATCTACCAGTCCGATGGACCCATGTATATTCCTGGAGTTCTCTAAAATCCCTGTATGCGATAGATGGCAGGGATAAACACAGAGCTGATTGATATTTCAAAATACAAATGTGTTCCACTTGATTTACTCAAAAATGTAAATGATAGTAATCAAGTACAGTTTCAGGCGGCTGGCTCATCGGTACCTCTTAAAAATTTTAAAGAAGAGGCACAGACGCAACAGGCCGCCTCAGCACCAAAGAAAGACGCAGTAAGCATGAAAGCAATGGAGGATACTTTTGTCTCCATTGTTGTTATTGCTTTATTGCTTATACTAGGAGTCATGTTCTTCAATCTTGTCTTAAATTTCAGAAAGTTCGGATTTGCGGCCTTTTCACTTCCAGAAGCCGTGCGTGGACTTCCCGTAATTGCCATCTGTTCGGCACTATTCTTCGCAATAGGTTTCCTCTTCGGTATTGTGGCCCGTGGCGGATAGACAAAGAAAGAGTCTAACTAGCAGAGAGAGATGAAGATAACAATTCCTTTACAAAGTCTTCTATTTTGCCTTGTTCTCCTCGGTATTTCCGTTGTGATCGGATGTTATTTCATGATGGAAGAGGCAAAAAAAGAGGAGCCTTTCTTTGATGTAACAGCGGGTAATGCTGACATTCAATTCCAAGCATGTCCTCCCGGGACCGAAGCCCTAAATAATATGACACAAGGTACTGTATCTTGCTGCGATGGAAGTATTGTAGATGGACAATGTAACGGAACAAATGTTTGTAGTCTTTCAACGGATACAGCTACGCTACCAAGTTGTGTGACCTTATTACGACAGAAGTTTGCTTCAAAGGCAGCACAGTTCTGTCCAAAGTCAATTCCGAATTATTTTGAAAATACGAAGGTTCAGCCCAATGTTCAAGGATGTACGGCTGGAGCCCGTTTACCTGATGGAACTGGACCGGTTATAAGTACAACACCAATTCCTCAATGCAAAATCTATCAAAATCAACAGGATAACAATAATAAGGTTGATAGTTGTCAAAATATCAAAACTGCTGATAATTATACATGTCCTCAAGGTGGACGCGCTCAGATTGTAAGTTTAGTTCGAAATCTTCCCGTTACACTACAGTGTACCATTTCACCTGGAAATGGCGCTATGCTTCAACAGTGTTTTGAAGATACAACATGGCTTCAACTTCTTAAAGGATATTTCAATGGAGAGCAGTATTTAAATCAAATTAATTCGAACACAGGCTTACGCCTAGAATTCTGCTCAGTTGCGAAAAAATACTATCTTGATAAATCCCTTACGGATGAACACTTGAAGAAGTATACTTGGGATGGAAGCCACTGGGTTCAGGGCACTGAAGCATCCACAACAACACAGAGAGACCAAACAAAGTAATTATCTACGGGTCCGACCCTGTTGATACATAACAACGGTTTGTATACGACTTGATTGTACCTCCTGCTGTTGAAGTCGGCGCCTCGCAATCTCATTTCGTTTGAGTCGTTGTGTACGAAGTTGTCTTCGCTGATATATATAATATCCGAAGCCAGCCACGCAAAGTACTCCTATTGATCCACAGATACCTCCTAAAATTTGCCCAAGTGCATTCATAGAAGCAGCCTGTGCTTGTGCTGCCACAGCCGCAAGATCAATACTTGCCGCAGGAGTTTTACTGGGGGATGCTGTAAATGACGCACTTGATGTAATACTTAGCGTAGGTGTAACGCTTGCCGAGACAGTTGCGCTAGGTGTATCTGTAGAGGTTGAAGTTGGTGTAGTGGATGGTGTATTGGAAGCCGTTGAGCCAGTCGAAAGTGAAGGTGTGGGGGTTGGACTCGGTGTTATTGTGGCGGTTCCAGTCGGCGTTGGCGTTGGCGCCGCCACAAGTGAAAAAGTTGTAGGTGATGTGAGTGTATAGGTTGAGCCACTAGGACTCTGTATAGTTACATAGCCTGCGAATGAGTTTCCAAATCCCGGAATTGTCTGACTGCGCGGACAAGTATATCCTACAGTCATATTTGCCTGTGTAACAAGGCCTGTAATTGCTGTACCCACCGTTGTTCCACCGCCTCCACCTCCAAAACTGGAGCGTACAGTTACAGATGCTGTACCAATACTTGCCTCACCGATTCCTTGCCATGAAATACTAATGTTACGACCATCACATGTTACACTTGCCCCGGTAGACATTAGAGTCATGTTATTATAGAGTACTAGACTCGTTATTTTACTCTGTACTACCGCAATTACAGGGCTTGATACATTAACTTGCGGACTGGAGCCTGTTTGAAGAAGCACTACTGTGCTATTTGTAACACTCGTAGGTGAATCACTGATTCGCGCCTGATAGAAGCCTATACTACTGGAAATAGTTCCGAGTGTTCGCCCTGAAAGGCTCAGGCTCACATTTTCATCCGGTAGAATATTCTGGACAGTCCAGTTCATAGTTAGCATTTGCCCCGTATAGAAAGTTTGGTTTCCTTGTGCCGCATCAAGAAGAACCGGTGGAGCCAGATACAGATTCATCAATCCTGCCACCGCACAAGAATCAACCATACCAAATCCGCTCTGATTTGTTCCACATGTGGCCGTAGTTTGGTCAGTCAGGCACCACTTTGAAGAAAGCCCATTCCAATCAGACTTATACGAGCATCCAACGGGTACAGATGTATTTACCCAAGGGGTAGTTACAGCATTCTTTTTTAAGGCACAGTAACAACCCGTGTCACTAACAATAGTTGATACTGTGAGAAAGGGACTATATAACGCAAGAAAAGCAATTAATGCCTTCATTTAGTTAGAACTCCGTTTTAATTCTTTAATCGTTTCGCGGGGCGAGGCCGTGGTCCTCATAGAACGCATTAATACGGTTATTAGGAAAGAGTTGAGATTGAATCACTTCCTTTTGATCTTCTGACTCTCCATGCGAAAGTTCTGTCCATGACTCGACATCCTCCATCGGGCCATGGCCAACCCAGGAAGGGTCCTTCATCTTTCCATCAACCGGTGCAGGCGCATCATGGGGAGACATGTGTCCAAGGGTGGGCACTGAACCGCGGCTGACAATATAGTTCTTCGCCTGGAAAATCGAATACCGATTGCGCTCAACAAAGAGTGCAGTAACCGCAAGGAAAGCAAGGATTCCTGTCATACTACCGAGGCGAATAGCATAGAGCAGAAATCCGAGAAGAACTAGACGACCCACGATTGAGTCTACAAAAGACCTAACAGGAGCCGAAGGAAAGAAGGCTGCCAGCAGGAAAATGAGTACACTTATTCCAGATACAATTGACTCTTTGTTGACCATTCTAAACAAGCATGTGTAAATTTGATGATTGACTTTTATTAAATTAAGAAATACTAAATGGATCCGCAAAAACTTGACCCACAAGCACTTGACCGAGTAATCACGTGTCGGGGATATGCTGTAAAGAAAGACAGTATCGAGTCAAAAGAACTTGAAGAGATTCGAAAGGAACTCACAGTGGCCCCGATTGTGAATGATAAATTCGGAAAGGGCGGAGACTCCTTTCCCATTTTCTCAGAATCGGCCACTCGAATCTACATGCCGCGCGCCTGGGCTATGCGGCGTTTTGGTGCTCCACAGGCAAATATTGTATCGGAGGGTGAGGCTCTACCTGCTAGTGTTAGCTTTGGCGGTAAACCGTTTGACTACCAGATTAATATCATCAATAAATTCATTGATGCGGGAGCAAATGGACTAATTTGCGTACCGTGTGGAAAGGGTAAGACATTTATGGCCCTTGCGATTGCGGCCAAACTCGGTCGCAGATTCTGTATTGTTGTAGACAAGGAGTTTCTCCTGAACCAGTGGAAGGGTGAAATTGAGGCATTCTTTCCTGGCCTGACAATTGGCATTTACCAGGGCGATAAGAAACAGACAGGGTCCGAAGTGATATATCAAAAGGAGGCAACGGCCACTGAACTCAAAGAGCGTTGTCGCCTTGAAGGGCTCAAACTGGGTGGCTCCAAAGATGAACTTCTTAAACGCCTCCAAGCTGCAGGAATTGATATGACACCGAAGTCGCGTACTATCACCTACGATGTCACAATCTGTATGATTCAGACTATTGTACAACGAGATGTCTCGAATGAGGCATTTAGCGGATACGGATTTACTATCTTTGATGAATGCCATCATCTTGGAGCAGCCCATTTCAGCCGGGTGCTTGCGAAGATTCAGACTCGTTGGATGCTTGGACTTTCAGCCACCCCTACGCGAGATGATGGCCTAACCAAAGTCTTTGAATGGTATTTGGGTGAACCCGTGTATTGGGAGAAGATTCGCGAAGCTGATGAAACGGTGGCCGTCTATACGATTTCATGCGCTTATAATGACCCAGACTATGCTGAAGAGCCAGTTGATTGGAAGGGTGATGTTGTCATGGCCCGTATGCTTGGAAAAGTCGTCGATTATATGCCGCGCACAGAACGTATCGCCGCACTTTTGAAGAAATGGCTGGCGGAATCTAGCGAGCGTCGTATTCTAATTCTGAGTGAACGCAAAGAGCATTTGCGCCGATTTGAAGAACTTCTTGAAGTTACCAAGGTTCCGATTGGATATTACATTGGCGGAATGACGGATGAAGCCCGAGAGGAGTCCGCAACAAAATGCCGAGTGATTCTGGCAACATATGCAATGGCATCTGAAGCGATGAATATTAAGACTCTTAATGCGGTAGCTTTAGTGAGCCCTCGTAAAAAGGTTGAGCAGAGTACGGGGCGTATTCTGAGGATTCGTCCTGAGCAAAGAAATCTAGAACATCGTATTCTGGATGTCATTGACCAACATTCAATGTATATGGGGCAGTGGCGAAAGCGTCTAACTTATTATAAGCAGTGTGGCTATAAAGTGTTTCGTTTAGGCGATGATGACACGGCAACTGTCATGGATACTGGACCTAAGAAGGCACTTGACCTTAGCGTCTGCCAGATGACCGACTAGACCTACGAGACTTGCGGGCCTTACGGCCACGACCGTGGCCACGGCGTCTGCGGCTACCACCCGTCTTCAAGCAGGCCGGGTTCATCATGCGTGCTTCATACGGAATTTGGAGTTGAACCGGTGCACCTACAGAGTCCAACCATGTGCTCGGCTTATTATCATAACCTGCCGTCGGGGCAACATACGCCTCGCTTACCGCAGCTTGGCCTAACGGTGAATAGCCACCTGTCTGGAATCCCTTGGCTATTTGTGCTCCAAGTGTCATAAGGTTAGTCGCACCGGGCGTGGGATTGACTCCAGTGTGAGTGGGGTTGAGCGGATTCTGTAGATTTGACTCGCAGCCGAGTTTTACCACTTCGGGATATCCGCCCTGTGAGAGTGCCGCACCTCCAGGAGTCGGCATTGAGGTCATGTCAAATCCATAACGGCCACCCGACTGCTTTTTGCGGTAACGGCGTCTACGTCCACCACTCATGCCCATGCCCGGAAGACCAATGGCAGGTGGCGCAGTAATAGCATAGCTCGGCGTCACCGCATGACAGTTTCCAATGGGGTTTACAGAGGCCGCATAGTTATTGACCGTCGGGAGGCCAGGCAGAATGGGTCCACCAATGGAATATCCCGCACCTACATTTCCACCCACCTGTTTGCGTGAGCATCCGCGGCGGCTGCGCTTTTTGTTCCTGCGTGTTCTGTCCACAGCCATTCTATTTGAGCTACTCTTTTTATTCGGTGATTTCTGAAGGTTTCACCACAGGCTTTGCCTGTCCGAAGCGTTCACTCGGTGAACGCGGCGTCGCCGAACTCACAACCGCCTGAATACGGAAACGCTCAAACTCCTGATTCCAGGCAACTTCAACATAGACCTTCTCCTTGGCAATCCGTTCCCGAATTGTACGACTCAAGGCCAGTTCTTGAACAGCCGCACGACCAACACAGATATCCTCCGCGGACCAGAGTTCATATACATCAGGAAGGCCTGAGACAGCACGCAACTCACCTACAAGAGATGAAGCCACGCCTCCAGCTGCCTTAATACGAAAGCGCCTACGGTCAGGTAGTTCAGGACAGAGGTCAATCGCCGACCAACTCAGTTCACTAGAAATCTCCTTGACATATTCGAGAGACTTGTAATTTGCAATGCGAATGCTCAGTCCACCCGCACAACGCGCATCTGGCATCCAGTGATGATCGAGAAACTGCTTGAGAATTGCCCTGCGCTCCGTAAATGTCTTTGAGCCGTGAATTGATTGACCACTCCAGGCCAAAACATCTTCAAGCCAGAGAAATCCATCAGACTTATCCAGTGAAACAGCAAAAATAGCTGTTTGCGCGTGCATTGTACTACTCAGACGCATTCGAACAATAAGCGACCTACGTAGACTCTCGTGCATGTAAATAGGTGTGTGATTGGGACTGAAAACAAGGAAACCACTCTCTACAGGATTTGTGTGAACCAATGTATAGAAAACTCCTTTTGATAAGGGGATAAGTGCCTTATCACCCTGAAACGGCTGATAGATTCGTAGACCTTGTAGACAGTTGTTCACGAGTTTCTGAAGAGCCTCGTGAGCAGCTGGTTTGGGATGCTGATACTGAACCCCCTGAGCGGGGCGATAACTTGAGCGGATACTAGGGCTGGCGTCCATAATTCTATCTTAACTTTGTGTTCTTTCTTAAGACCGTTAAAAAGCCGAGAAGTTCTTCGGCTCATCAATGTCATTGGCAAAAACTCCACCAGGAATGAATTCACCACCGTTCTGTGCTCCCTCTACAGAGAATTGTTGTACATTAGGTTGATTTGATAAAATTCTCGACATGGCTCCACTTGCTGAGCCAACATCTGTAATGGTAGGTAGAGGCGCAGGCCCAAACATACGCTCGGGAGCACGATTATCATCTCCAAAATCACTCACTTGTTGACTCTGTGCGTATGGGTCCCTTTCCACAGGACCAGGTAAAACTACCGGAGTATCGCTAGGGTCAGGAGGCGCACGCATCGCGGGTGAATTCGGTCCAGCAGAAGCTACCTGGCGCGGAGGCAGAGGTTGAGTGGGTTGAACAATATCTTCTTCAAGTTCGGCAGGTGTACTTGACGCAAATGCCTCGCCATTTCTAAAATACATTAGATAGGCAACAAAAAGAATCACGGCTAGCGAAAGAACAAGAGCGATCTTCGCTTTCATCTGGCGCAAGATGGGAAAAAAGGTGTGGAGCAAACGAGGGCTAAACAAAAATCTACCAGTCTAAATAGAAATGTCAGCGCTGGTAGTTCCTCCTGTTGTTCAAAGTGCTGCGGTTAGTCAAGAATTTGGCATGTTACAGGCACTTGCGTCACATTACCTTGCGGGGAAGGCCTTGAGTGCCCCCGTACTGATGTCGCTTGCCGCCGCTCTTTCTGCTGAGGTAAATACGGTAAAGACCCTTTCTGCTGCTGATAAGAAGCAGCTGGTGTGTGATATTGTAGCTCAGGCACTACAGACTGCACTAACGGCGTCAAAGGTTGGACTGGGATCACCTGCTGTTGCAGCAGATGAGGAGATAGCCTTGACTTATGTTGCGAAGAATGTGATTCCTGCGTCCGTTGATTTACTCGTTGCGGCTGCAAATGGCCAACTAAATCTGAAGACCGTTGCTGCGGCTGGGTGGGCTGATTGTAAGTCGTGTGTACCGGTTGCGGAGCAGAAACTTCGTGGGCCCGCATGGGATGTTGCTGAGAAGTTTGTAAAGGCTGCGGGTACTTCTGTAAAGGATGCCGTTTCTGCGGCGGAGGTCGTTGCCGTTGCGGATGTGAAGGTAACTGTTGCGGAAGTGGCGGCTGTACCTGTTCCGGTTGAAGTAGTAACTGTCCCTGCGCCTGCCGAGGCTCCTGTGACTCTTGCCACGACCACTCCTTCATTGTAAGAAGTCCATTTGTAAAGGTATAATCAAACTCTTCAATGCCGAATGATTCCCGAGGAAGTCGCGGAACTATATGAGGAAGTAACCATTCCTCCCAAGTCGTTTCTGAGAGTTTCTTCCGTTTAATTACATCATAACTTGTCCATGAATTGTCTAGAATTTCTGCAATCCATGAACCAGCATCATAACGCAGCCCCTTGAAAGGTAATGCTGCCGCGGTCACCGTAGATTTCCAAGTGCGTACAATCATCCTATAGTAAATTTGATTTCTCTATTTAAGCACTCTTCAATACAAAAAGAGAGATATGCCAACAACCGCTCCAATCCTACTTCTTACAAGTACGGGTGACATGAAAAGTGGAAAACTCACAATTAAGAGTGAAACCACTGGCTGTCAACTCTCAGATATTCAGACCTATTTGAAGAAGAAGAAGGTGCCGATACAGATTGGCACCTATCCATGGAAGTCAAACACTCTCTTTCTCTTTGGATATACGGATGGAAAGGCCGGTACTGAAAATAAACATGAACTGCCTCCTCCACACGATACTCAACTTATCTTTGGTGATATTGTTGTTCTCATGTCAAAGGACAAGCGCTCCTTCGCCAAGCCCCTGCCTATCAAGCAAGATGATTATGAAACCTTTTATACACAGGTCTTCGAAGGATTTGAATCACTCGATGATGAGGAGGGCGAGGAAATTGAAGGTGCGGAAGAGGAAGAAATAGTTCAGGATGAACTTGCAGACGAGGCTCATGTAGATGACGAGTCTATTGTAGATGATGAAGAGGGTGATTATGAGGATGAAGAAGGCCCTGATGGTGCTGATGGTGCCGATGGCACAGAAGAAGCACCTACTGCGGATGTGGAAGAGCCTACTGTAGTGGCACCCACTCCAAAACCGAAACGCGCAAAGGCAACCAAAGCAAGTATCACTCGTAATAGGGAACTACAATTGTCACTTCTATCTCAGGGAGTTGAACTTACAGAGGCAGATCTAGGGACTATGACACCTCATAGAGAGAAGATTGTTAAGGCAATTTCGGATTCAATGAGCAGTCTACTATCTGAAGAGGAGATAGCCAGTCTTGAAGTAGCCATCTTCCTTTCAACGCTTCATGCTGCCGAAAAGCGGCATATTTCAAAAGTGTGGACCTATCCACTCTTCACTCAACTCTACTCATCAATGGCACGCACCATTGTTGGAAATCTGAATCCAACTACCTATATTCAAAATAAGAATCTCTTCAAGCGTTTTGAAGAGGGTGAACTCAGCCTTGAAGAAATTGCGAACTTTAGTCACACAGACTTGTATCCTGAAATCTGGAAAGATTCTCTTATCCGGCAATTTGAGCGTGAGAAGCGTCAACTTGAGGGTAATCGCGCAATGGCGACTGACCAGTTCCTCTGTAAGGGTTGTAAGAAGCGTGAATGTACCTACTATGAACTTCAAACGCGTTCTGCGGATGAACCGATGACCATCTTTATTCAGTGTCTAAACTGCGGAAAGAGGTGGAGGCAATAATTCCGGTTCCATACAAATGACAACTCCGTTAGATACGGTTCAGTCTGTAAATCCTGCTCCTTCTGAGCAAAATGCAAATCCCTACACTCAGCATCTTAAGTCTGTGAAGCTTGCAAATGGTGAGGAGGTGCCTTTTCTCAAGGATCTCTGGTCCTTTTTCAGTTCAAAGGGCGTGAAGACAAATTTTTTTAGTGTAAATCCCGATGCTTCTCTCACACTCGATCTTGATATTTGCGAAAGCCTGGGATGTCCTGTTCGTGTTTTAACAAATAGTGAGACCATCGAAACAAAGTGGTCAGTCATTGCCGCTACACTTAAGGCGCGTGCGATTGCGCCCGAGAATGCGAGTCTCACCTGGCTTGAGGGTATTCAGAAGCGATGGATTCTCCCGCGCAATCTTGTTGTAAAGCGCACTCCACTGGAGTGGTCAACTCTTACAAATGAGGCGGCTACCCTTGAAGGCAATCGCGTTGATATGCTAAAGATTGAGGGTTCCCAGGAAGAGGAGCGTTCTATTCTCTATAGTCTTCTGGATGGTGGTTTCCGTCCTGGTGTTGTCCTTGTGCGGTATACATATGACCCGGATGAAAATGTCCCGAGTATGCTTGTTGCGGGCCATCTTCAAATGACAGGCTATCGTCTTGTAGAATGTACTGGCTTATGGTTTCTCTACATTTATGAGGATATGTGCTTTTATGATTCATGCTCATGGCGTAGTACAACATGTGCAAACCCCCTTTCTAAGTATATTGCTGGAATGGGCTTTGTAAGCGGAATGAAGCATGTACAGTCTCGCTCTCTACAGAGCACTACCATTGAAACATCCAGTCAATAAAAAATAGTAAAAATATAGATGGAGGTGGCTAGCCCCTCTGTTCTTATGGAACAGAGACTGTTTAAAATTGAGATTCAAAAGAGTTTGCGCGGACGCCGTGCGTGTACGGAAACACTTGTAGCAAAGAAACGAAATATACCATCTGAAAAGAGAGTGTGTCGTCATGGTACGAACTACACGCAAAAATTTCACAAAGCAGCGTCGAGCCCTTACAGTAAAGAAACGCCAGGGAGTCCTTCCAGCAATACCTCAAGTACCCTCTCCTTTGATTTCGAAGAAACCCGGTCGTGATTTCTTTGAGTATGTAAATGGTGCCTGGTTGAAAAAAACGAAAATACCAGGGAACTCCTCGTCATTTGGTATAAGTGAAGAACTCGACGCAGCCATTGAAAAACAGATTGAAAAAATACTGAAAAAATCAATTCAATTTGCTAAAGTTGGTAAAGCACCACGAGGTACGCACGAAGTCTCTATGGATTTGGTTGGTCGACTTGGACTCAGTGCACTTCGTCCCGAAGTACAAGGTGAAAATATCACATACCTAAAAAAACTCTGTAAAGGATTTGGCTGTATTCGCGATAGAGATGATATCTCGAGAACATTTGCAGAATTTGCGCGCTATCGGATAACGTCTCTTTTTTCAGTTACTGTGTATTATGAACCTGGTAAGAAACCTCTAGCAAAACCATATCTCTGTTCAGGTGGCCTCGGTTTACCAAATTCCTCCTATTATAAGAAAGAAGCACCAGGAAAATCGAACATTCTTTTGCTCTATGGAAAATTACTTGACCGACTTTCAAAAGAACTTGAAACTGAAAAACTATCAGCTGTTATCCCCATTGAAACTTTTCTATCAGCACGAATTGAAGATGCCGATGACATTATTAAAGGTGTGGAATTATCTGAGCTCTGTCCGAGTATAAACTGGGATATCTTCTGGACACATCTAGAAATTCCAAACTGGAAAACAGTAGATATTAAGATAAATTCTAGAGGTTGGCTGAAACAGATACATGAGGCATTCAAACATTTTTCACTCGATAACTGGAAGTTGCTTTTGACAGCGCACGGCATTCTTCATAGTTTGCGCGTTCTACCTTATCCATTTAATAGACTCTATTTTAATTTCTTTGAAAAACGTCTCCGTGGTCAAAAACGAAGTCCAACACGCCTTGAACTTACAATTGACTTGCTCAAAGAATGGGCCCCAAGTTCGATTTCGTATCTATATGCCGAACTTTACATACCCAATTCTCTTAAATCAGAAATACACGCATTTGTAGGAGTAATTCAATCTGCTGCCGCAGATCGTATTCAGAACTCACAATGGATGTCTCCACCTACAAAGAGAAAAGCCATTGAAAAGGTAAGGGGACTTCGCCTTGATATTGGTTCACCTGACTCCTTTCCAACTCTTCCTAAAGTTAATTTACAGACAGATACACTTCTACAGAATATTTTTCTACTTGGTGAAGAATATACTCTACTTGATATGAGAACAGTAGGAAAAGAGGTTGATGTTGATAAATACTGGGATGATGTGGTTTATTCGACAAACGCGCATTACTATACAGAAACAAATCAGATGATTCTTCCTGCGGGTTCTTTTAGTTGGCCTTTTTATCATCAAGCAGCTCCTGTAGGTTGGAACTATGGCGGCCTTGGTGCTGTAATAAGTCACGAAATGACACATGCATTTGATATGGACGGTATGAAGTACAGCGCAATTGGGGAAAAGAAGAACTGGTGGACAACTACAGACCTCAAAAAATATAAGAAAATGGCCGCGCGCCTTGTAGAGCGTTTCAGTAAAGCGCGCGTACTTGGGCATCCTGTAAATGGTTCACTGACTCTCGATGAAAATATTAGTGATCTTGGTGGCCTTGCAATTGCACTCGATGCTCTGAAATTGGAACTAATTAATAAAAAAGCGAGTTTCTCAGAAGAAAAGGAGGCCTATCGTAATTTTTTCCTCTCTTATGCTGTAAGTTGGCGTGTAAAAGAAAATCCAGAGAGAGCCTTACAAAGACTTTTTATGGATGTGCACGCACCAACGCCACTTCGCGTTAATTATGTTGTGAATCAATTTGATGAATGGTATGAGACATTCTCAATTCAGGTGGCCGATGAACTCTATCTTCCTCCAGAAGAGCGCATTCAAATCTTCTAAAGACCATGCCATTGGGGAGGAAATAGTTCAAAGATTTGGGAAAACATCCAGCGTTTCGGATGGATTACTGTATTCGTATTAAAAATCGCACCCCACCAACTAAATGTACTGTTTGCTATAATGGCACCCGCCTTTATAAGAGACATTAGTGCGAGCGCATCAAGTTCATTCGACTCATCCACTAGCGTAGCACCAGGTAGGGTCATAAGCCACTCTTGCTCCTTACACCATTCCAAATCATCTGAAATAATAAATATATGGGGTGGCTGATATCCAAGCTTTTCTACAAGAATTCTATACGCAGTTTCATAATATTCACGGCCTTGTAGATAATGAACTTCTGGATTATGTAGATAATCTCCGCGCCGAACATGTAGAAAAATATCCGTGAGTCCCACACTATATTTAGCCAGCATTCTTGCTCGATGCTCAAAAAGTTTACGAGAGAGGCTTTCACAGACAAAGGGAATTGTCTCTTTAATTGCCGGATAATACTGAAAATATCCGAGGAGTACAGACTGTCGTGGAACTTCTTCAGGGCTCCACGGATGAAATGCGAGGCGTGTAAACATTGTAAATCCTGGAATTGTTAAAATATTTGTTCCTAGATATTCAGATTCACGCCCATATTCAAAAAGTTCAGCATAGTTATTTTTATGTGTATTATGCGTATTCATTAGTTCTTTACTGAAGAATAATGGACACTGGTGTCTAAGGGCCACTGTAAGTCCAGCTGTATATTGAAATAGTTGATTTCCTAATCCTCCCCATCGTTCTACAAAAATAAAATCCATTATCTCTTTTTAACAAAGTGTCTTTATATGCGCCAATGCTGTAATATATCTAGATACATCAACTTGTAAATCTTCAGTCCCATCTGTTTCACCATCGGGTATTGGCCATGCACCATTATACATAAAATGATGAAGCCCACATTGAACTGCTAAATTAGCATAGTGATTTTTAGCAGGTGTTTGTCCGTGATTTATTTCGCAAATAAGTGTATTTGAATCACAAAAAATAAGATGGGCTAGGCCCGCGCCATGTCCGCCAGTAATAATTTGGCTTCTAGCAAAAAGCCGCACTTGTTCTTCAAAAGTTAAATCTTCAAGATGATAAATACTAAATCCGAGTTTCTTTAACGGTTCATAAAGTTCAGCCTCATTTACAATTCGCCGCGCCTTCTTTTTCCCTTGTTTTCTTGAAATAAAAGAGAATTTACCCTTTTCTTGTTTTACCCCTTCCCAAATATGTTTGTATAGATTGCGCACATAGTTCGGCATCCAGGGTTCATCTATCGTATCAGCATACCAATTACATCCTGGCATTTCAACATATTCATATCCTTCACGTTTTACTATTTCGCGTTGAAATCGTGGAGGTAAGGCAGCCAGCGCAGCCTCGGCAAAATAACTCTGACCGCGACTAATATAATAATACGGAATTATATTATCTCCGTGGTCAAAATAATAGAATCGTGAAATCATGTAAAAATAGAGATGATACGGATTTTCATCCACCGCATCTCCAAGTTCAATTCGTTTAGGTAAATCTGTTTCAAATGTTACTTCATGTAGATAATTTTTTTGAATATTTGTGCGAATAAAATGTAAGGCATGTGGGTCATTATAGACTTGACGCACATCAAATGTTTTTACTAAATCATGCTTTAAAAAAGAAAAGCAATTCTCCATTACTCTTCTTTTTTAATTATGCTCTAAGCCTCTCTACAGAATCAGTAGGTCGGCAAGAGACCAGAATTCAAACTGTCCATCGGGCATAAGTCGTGCGACAATAAAGGGCAGACGACCCTCGGCAAGTTCAAGACGGGCAATTTCACCGGTATTTACAATATGCTTATGCTTTGATAGGTCTACATATGCCTTAGCACCCTGTGCAAGTTGATTTGACCTGAACCCTACAATCTTTGTTCGCTCAAACTGTGAGAGCCAAGGTTGACTTCTGTGATTTGGATCAGGAGCGCCTGTTCGAGTAGGAAAATCCGGCGGAGCGGCTAGAAGAGCCAACTTGGGTGTAACTGCCGCAGCATAATAGACACGACATTCGGGGTGATGACGAAAGAGTAACTGGAGAGGGTCACTTGACTTCACTTCAACACGCTCACCTGTACCCACCGCCTCGATATCGACATCATCTACTACCTCGCCCTCTACATCTTCGGGGAAATCGTCATTTTCATCCGCCATTTGTTATTCCTACTTTATCTTTCTGCTTTAACTCACAGTCAAATTTATTCCAAGGCGTGGGTTTAAACTTGAATGAAGTTTTTAATAAAGAGAATTCCAAAAATGACGACTATTCCCACTGATTTACCACTGACCGATGTGAAAATCTTCAATAATTTTGATGATATGGACTTGCCGACGAATCTACTACGCGGTATTTACGCTCATGGATTTGAGAAGCCCTCTGAAATCCAGAAGCGTGGCATTGTTCCTATTAAGAACGGTAATGACCTGATGGCACAGGCCCAGTCTGGTACGGGTAAGACGGGTACTTTCTGCGTCGGTGCCCTTACAAAGGTTGATCCGAGCCTCATGAAGCCGCAAGTCCTTGTAATTGTGCCTACGCGTGAACTTGCTCAGCAGATTGAGAAGGTTGCTCAGGCACTTGGCGCCTACATGGAACTGAAGACATATTCTGCGACGGGAGGCACTCCAATTCGTGATGATCTGCGGGCACTTGAACGGGGTCTCCATTTCGTAGTGGGAACTCCCGGCCGTATTTTCGATCTTATGAATCGTGGTCAACTCAATCGCCAGTATATCCGCGTACTTGTTCTTGACGAGGCTGACCAGATGCTTGAGGACCGTTTCAAGGAGCAGATCCTCTGTATTCTACAAATGGGCTTCCCGAAACAGACGCAAGTTGCCCTTTTCAGTGCGACGATGCCCACCGAAGTGATTGAAGTTGCCAATAAGCTTCTTCGTGACCCGGTGCGTATTCTGATTCCCCCCGAGGAGGTGACTCTCGAGGGTATTTCGCAGTACTGTGTTGCACTACAGAAGGAGGAATGGAAGTTTGATGCGCTCTGTGATATCTACAAGCAGCTCACGGTGAATCAGGCTATTATCTACTGTAATAAGCGCCAGCGTGCTGAGTGGCTTGCTGAAAAGATGATGGCTGAGGGATTCCCTCTCTCGTATATCCATGGTGAAATGGATGTAGAGGAGCGTCGCAATCGTATGCAGGCATTCCGTTCTGGAAATGTCCGGGTGCTCATTAGCACTGACTTGCTTGCTCGCGGTATTGATGTTCAGCAGGTCAGTCTTGTAATCAACTTTGAACTTCCGCCGCAGCGTGAGAACTATATTCACCGTATTGGCCGCAGTGGTCGCTATGGTCGTAAGGGCACTGCGATTAATTTGGTTTCAGGAGATGAACTGAATGCGATGAAGGAGATTGAGTCTCATTATCAGACAACTATTAAGGAACTTCCCGATGATCTTGCAAATCTTATTAAAAACTGAGTCTTAGATAGAAATGGCTGAGAAACAAGCAAAAGCAGCAATGCTTAAGAAATACAGGGAGGAAATTATGACCGCTGTACCCTTATCAGCAGAGCAATGGTTAGATGCTAGGCCTAGTTTACTTATTTCAGCAAATGAACTGGTAAAACTGGAGGGTAAGGGTGAGATGGATAAAATTGAAGCAAAGAAGGCTGAGATTATAGAAAAGTACAAGCTTCAGTTTAAGATTGGCCAGGAGGGCAAGGAGAAGCCCAAGCGCGCCCCTTCAGTTGGTCCTAAGACAAAGGAGCAGCGTGAAGCCGAACTAAGGGCGGCGGCGGCAGCGGCAAAGGAGCGTGCTGAAAAGATTGCAAGGGAGGCCAATGAGAAACTAGCAAAAGAACTTGCTGCTCTTGAGCAGTCACAGGCAAAGGGAGCACTCAAGAAGGCTGCTGATGAGGTTGCGCGTGCTAACTCCGCCGCGGTTAAGGAACTCGCGGAGACTCTTATGGAGGAGGCATCCAAGAATATTGATGCGGCCTGGAAGGAGGTAGGCAAGGGTAAGTCCCTGCCTGAAGCCTACAAGCCCGGTCTAGCGAAGGCGCGTGCGACGGGTCAAAAGAGAAACAATGTGACCCTCAAGAATATCAAGGCGGACGACTATATTAACCGCTGCCGATTCTGCTCAAAGTTCTGCCACAGCACTCGCAAGAATGGTGCAAAAAATGGTGCAAACGCCAATAAGGGTGCGAACGCCAATAAACCTGCTAATAAGCCGGCCGCGGCTCCTGCCGCAGCACCTGCAAGAGGTAGAAGCCGTGCTGCGCGTCCTGCTACGGCTGCGCGTGGAAAGAGCCAGGCACCTGCGGCTGAGGAGCCCGCTGGCAACTTCTAAACATTTTTATTCACTTGATGTAGTCGACTCATTTGTCGTTTCACGAATATCGTGACGACACACGGGACAATGAACATTTCGTACGAACCAAGTATCAATACATCCTACATGAAAGGAGTGCTCGCAATGATTAATTCTGCGCACATCATCATCAATACTAATTGTATCTTGACAGACTGAGCAGACTATCGGCTCATCTACATGAAGCCGAGAAGTGGCTTGATTAATCTGCTCATTTGTAGGCGCAACCTCTACATCTTCATAGGTAGGTTGAACAGCACCAGGAGCCCCAAGAGCACCCAGTAGAGTTGCTAGAAGATTGCGTGCAGCATTATCATTTGAATCAAGATCAATATCTTGATCAATAAACATACGAGTTGTGCGATACATTGGAAAAGGTGCGCTGGGTAAATAAGGCACTCTTGGGCGAATTGGTGGTGTCCGTACACCACTTAGGTCTGTAGTCTCAGATTCTATTAATTGTGAAGACAGATACGCCCGCTGACCAAATGTAAAGAGGTCAAATCTCTCACGAGTCTGCATTTGGAAATAGTGAAGAAGTGAGCCAACAGAATTGAATCGTGTAGGATCATAGAGTACAGCAGGATAATAGTTGTGAATATCATCGAGAAGTGTCACGCCATAGAGTGTTTCGTAAGATGGGCGTGGTGCAGGAGGTTCAGACATGTCTATATTTTTGTCTATGAAAAAGCAACTTCAAATTTGAACGGAGTTATTGCCATTTTGAATAATATACAATGGAATCTACCACTGAACCAAAAGTACCACAGGAAAAACCAAAGGGCCCCGTTGGAATTGTAGGTCTTCGAAATCTGGGAAATACCTGTTATGCGAACTCTGCGGTTCAGGCTCTTCGCCAAGTAACGGAGATGACCTATCTCTGTATGTCCGAAACATCTGAACTCAAGAAGAAGCATGAGAATCATTCTGGGGTCCTCTTTGACTCCTATCGAGACCTCATTCGCACGATGTGGACCACTCACGCACCCGCTTATATTTCTCCAGATGCCTTCTGGAAAGATATGATTAGCGCTGCTACAAATGCGGGTTATGAACATTTCCGTGGACGCCAACCTCAGGATGCCCATGAATTCATGATGTTTCTTCTTGACCAGTTTCTAGAGGGAACCAAGGAGTCTGTAAATTATATTATCCAGCGTGGCCCAAGTCTGAATGATACGGACCGCCGAATCCAAGCAGCCCTCGAATCCTGGAAGCAGAACTTTGAAAAGCAGTATACTCCGATTGTTGATATTTGGTTCGGACTCATGGAGTACCAAACTGAATGCCAAGAGTGTAAAAATAAAACATACCGCTATGAAACTTTCAATAGTCTAAAAATCACGGTACCAACGATACTCCCTGAGGGTCCACAGACACTAAAGGAGATGCTAAAGGCCGATTGGAAGGAGGAGGAGATTGAGGGCTATCATTGCGATAAGTGCCCTGCTCGCACCCTCGCAAAGCGTAAGATGGCAATCTGGCGTCTTCCTCGCTGCCTCATCATCGTTCAAAAGCGCTTTCTACCCGATGGCCGAAAGATTCATACACAGTGGAAGCATGAAGAGGAGCCACTCTGCCTGAGCGATTTCTTCTCCGAGGCGAGTCCTGAAAAATCAAAAAAGTTTGAATATGGGCTTCAGTCACTAGTAGACCATCATGGCAGCGCTCGCGGTGGACATTATACTGCTCAGGGCCTCAGTCCTCTAGATGGAAAATGGTATATTTATGATGATGAAACCACTGCGCACACCGAGAAGCCAATTCTGACTCCCAGCACATATGTAATGATTTATCGAGCGAAGACTTAGACCCGTCCAACCCAATGCTTCATCTCTGGATATTTTACTGTAAGATGATCAACCCAAACCTTCGCAAGTTCATATGAAAGAGGTCCTCCCCGATACACGGTCTCGTTATTCGTGTAACTATAACAAACACAATAGAACTCAGACATTTTAACTTTCTGTTGAAATTTGAACAATCTGCATCAAATTTTTTGGCAGTCATGAAGATTATTCTCCTTTCAGGTTGGGCAGGGTCCGGAAAAGATACAGTTGCCGATTATCTAGTCGCCAAGCACGGATTCAAAAAGTTTGCCTTTGCAAATCCACTCAAGGATCTTGCCGCCAAACTTTATACGTTTCCACGAGAACTTGCAGATTCTCAAGAGGGAAAACGGGAACTCTGGCCCGTAGGGTATTCTAAGAAAACCATCCGACAGATTCTTCTTGACCTGGCACTTTTCGATAAGTCCCGATTCGGAAATGATATCTATGCGAATGAAATTGCCATGCTGATTGCGAAGGAGTCGCCCGATTCAAATATCGTAATTTCAGATACAAGATATTTGAATGAAATCAGGGTGATTCTTGAATTTGCCACAAGAGAGAAACATGGGTTTGATGTATGGCGAATTAATCGCATTGACCAAACTACCTCACCTGTAGATGATATTTCGGAACATCTATTGGACACCTACAATGCAGATGCATTTGTACAGAATCCAGGGGACTCTCTAGAAAAACTCTACGCACTAGTAGAAAATGAGTTGTCACATTCGTAAAATGCGGATGATGTCGTCAACTGGTACATGCGAGCCTAGGCCCCAAGGTGCTGCCGCAACGGAAATGGCCGCACGGCTTGCGCAAATGCAGGCAGAGCGTGGACGACAGGACCAGATGTGGTCTGAGCCGACTACTGTAACTTCAAATAAAACCACCTGCGCAACACCCACTTTGGAAATCGTGAAAACCAAAAATATCCGGCCTCCCTATTAATTTTAAATTGTGGAATAGTAATTACTTCAGATATCGTATGAGGTTGATATTTTGTATTAAACTCTCTAATAATTTGAGAATAGACCCGTTTTTCATGAGACATTTTTTTACATGCATCAGAATTAATAAGTCTCTTTTTCTTATCACGAATCATTTGCTTTAATATACCATGCATTGCCAGTGATTCAGTCGTAAATTCTCTTTTAGACAATCTACCTATCTTATTAAATTCTTTTGTTGTCTTACGAACACTTGCTATCTGCTTCTTAACTTTCTTAAGGTCATCCGCAAAGCCAGGTATTGCTAGGAGTTCATCATAGAGTTCTCGTTTTCTTATATCTTCTCGTTCACGATATTGAACTTGACCAATACCTACAACTTCTTCTGTAATTAAACCTATTCGGCATATGCTACATTGTATTCGTGCTCGAGTCATATAGATAATAAAACACTGCGTGTGAAATGTATGATTACATTCAAGTTCTATTTTTTTCTGCGCTAGTTCAATTAAATCTTGACATAGCGTACAAAAAAGACCTCCAGATACATCCATTTGCTTTTTATAAGGCCGCTCCTTTATGCCTAGGCATAGAGAGAACGGAAGCTCTCGTCACCTACCTCCTTCTTCTTCAGGAACAGTTGGATATGCTCCTTCTTTACCACAAACGGCAGGCTGAAATCCTTGATGTGGAAAGGTAGGTCCTTGCTGTTAAAGATGCGCAGCATATTAATCTTCTGAATAATGCCCTCTACGCAGCGCTTGAGCTGACGGACACCCTTCTCCTCCTTCGCATACTCCTCAATCACAAACTGAAGTACTTCACTTGAGATGCCAACCTTCTCCGTGAGGTTTACCTCCTTAAGAGCTGCGGGAACAAGATACTGCTCCGCAATCGCCAACTTCTCCTTTGAAGAGTATCCCTGAAGCTCAATAACAATCATGCGGTCAAGGAGTACCCTATCAATCTTTGTAATGTCATTGCCACTAAAGACAAACATCACCTTACTCAGGTCAATCGGTACACCTGACAGGTACTTGTCCTCAAAGTCTCCATTCTGTACAGGGTCCGTCAAGTGAATCAACATATTCTGAACCTCCTCACCCTTCGGCGTACCACTAATCTTGTCAAGTTCATCAAACATCAGTACCATTGACATAGACTTCGCCGCTACAAAGGAGTTCACAATCTTGCCGCAATGACTGCTCTCATAGACGAGCTGGTGACCTGTATAGGTCGTAGCATCTGAATCGCCACCAAGGCTGATAAACTGGAAAGGCCAATCGAGCGCCTTTGCAATTCCGTTCTTAATTAGACTCGTCTTACCAATACCAGGAGGGCCTACAAGCAGAAGGCTCATACCACGCGCTCCAGGATTTGCAATCTTGCTTGCGATAAACTGTAGAATCTGTAGCTTTGCCTCATCCTGTCCATAAATCGCATCTACCATGCAACGACGAGCGCGGTCCATGAAGGCACCACATGCTTCTGTGCCATCCTCCAGCTTCACAGGAATCTCCTTGTAGAGGCCAAACGGTACACTCGTTAGCTTCTCAAGCCAGGCGCGCAGTTTGAAGTACTCGCCATTGCCAGGCTCGAGGCTCTGGAGATTGTTATACTTATTCAGTACCATAGCCTGCGTTTCAGTGGGTAGGCTCATTGAGAGAATCTTAAACATGAGTGGTTGCTCTGCTGCCGCGGCAGTTGACTTCTTCTCAAGTGCCTCAATCATCTGCTTCTGCTTAACTTCCGTAAGACCCTTGAACTGGTCAATCTGGTCATCAATCGTATTCTCTTCAACAGGCTCTGTTACCAACTTTACAAAACGCTTTACAATATCAGACTCCTTCTTCATATTGTGACGTTTCGGCACCATACGCTCATCATCCTCCTCAAGAGCCCCAAGTGTGATACTGAATCCACCCTTCTTGAAGATAGGTTCATCATCTTCCTCCTCATCTTCCTCCTCATCATCGTCATCCATTTCATCTTCCTCCTCCTCCTCGTCGTCGTCTTCCTCCTCCTCTTCTTCCTCCTCTTCCTCAGATTCCTCAACTACCTTCTTCTTACGGGAAACTGACTTTGACTTCTTCTTGGGCTCTTCCTCCTCTTCTTCTTCCTCCTCATCGCGATCCCTTGAATCACGAGAACTCGACTTGGTATTCGACTTCTTCTTTGCAAGACGGTGACGAATAGTTTCGCGCGCCTTCTGAGCAGCCTTGCGAGGAGCCTTCTTGCCTAGACGACGCGCAATTGAGGAAACGGGAGCAATCTCCTCACTCGGAGAGGTATCCTCTTCAAAGGAGGAAGTGTCATCATCAAGCTCCTCATCCTCTGTAGATACAATTAGGTCACGAATATTACCCTTACTATCTACACTCTCATCATCATCGTCGGCCCGTCCCTTACGGCGACGCTGCATCTGCGAAGCCGGACGGCCGCGTTGAGCCGTAGTATCCTTTCGAGAAGGCTTGTCATTCTTCTCGGATGAATCCTTATTACTACGATTCTTGTTGCTGGGCATCCTATGCTTTTCCTTCATTTTTGCTTTTCCCTAAACGCAAAAAGGGTGGCTAAGTTGATTCAAGTTTTTGGTTCGCACATTTAGTTTCCGCGATTCTTACGGCTGCGATTCTTACGGTTCTTGCGACTCTTGCCGCCCGCCTGCTTACGATTGCGGCGGCTCTTGCGACCCTTGATGAGGTCACCCACGGCCGCATTGAAGTGAGCCGTAACATTACGACCCGCCTTATTAAAACCACGCGCCGTTACACTAACAAGACCCTTTGCGGTATTTGCAACCGCACCCACCGTGTTGGACGCGGCCATCGCCGTGTGTCCAAAGGGGCTCCAGAGACGTCCCATTAATCCACGAGAACGATTCTTGCGAGTAGGTGCCATTTTTCTACATAGTAAAAATCTTTTTATTCAGGCCTATTTTTGAAGATTATCACGAATATCCATTAGGGCAAATCGGCTCTTTGAAACTAGACTCGGAAAATCTTCTTTGGGCGAATTGAGTATTTCTTCTAGACGCACTCGGAGAACTTCATAGAGTTGTTTACGGAGATTCACAAAGAATCCCGTATTTTTCTTATGAACCACCTTTGACATTTTCAAAAGGCAATCTGCGTATTCCTGAACTTCGTTTACTTTTCCCTCCACCCATCCAAGTCTTGAAATATTACAGATGAGGATTTCAAATGTCTTTTCGAGTGAGGCTAAATCCACTGTTTCGAGAATTACAAGTTCCGCCAAGAATTGGCTGTATCCAAGGCGATATTTCTTTTCAAGATTTCGCTCAATAAACGCCTTATAATTGACAGAGTCAGATTCATCTACATCATGGAAAATTGTTAGGTACGTGTGAAAGAGTTCATTCATCTCCGTCTGAATTACAGGATAGGTTGTTCGGAGTTCACTCAGAAGACGGGCATAGAGCGGACAGAACATATCTTCTGCGGCAGCCTTCTTGAAAACAAGGCGCATAAACTCCTTTGTAAAATCAGTCTGGCCACTATCAAGAATCTGATAAAGGAAGTCACGTACATCTGTAAAGGTTGATGCACTGAATTTATTCAACTTATTTAAGATAATTGTATTAAGAATCGTATCATCAATACCCGCATCTGTATTTTTGAAACGACTCTGATATTTCTGATTCTGTATACCTTGGTTCTGAGCCCCATGATTCTCGCCAGGCGGGGTGTTCTTCCAGCGATTATTTGCTGGCGGTTGAGCCGCCTGTTGGCGTCCTCGCGCCTGAGGGGCATTTCCGGCTATTCCACGTCGCCAGTTAGGAACAATTGTGTCGTTATCATGAAGTAGAGAATCAATTGCTCGTATTCTCTGCATAATATCCTCAGAAACTTGAGGAGCGCGATGTCTTAAAGTAAGAATCGCCTGAATGGTCTCCTCGGTGCTTCTTGCTGAAGCCATCGCTAGTGTATACTTCATTTTCTTTCTTTTAAATCATGCGCACGCGGTCCGTTATCAAATTTAACTCCTCTCTCTTGAAAAAATGGATTTAAAAAGTGAAATGGGTTCTGATGAGTGGCTAAAGCCCCTTGGATTTCAACTTCATGAGACACGTACACTTTTCCTAAAAACAATCAACTCATTAAAAACAACACCCGAAGCCATTCGTGCGATACAAGAACCAATTCACAAGTTGCGGGAAACAGTTCTCATTACAAATGTAGAAAAGGTCAATCGACTTTTTTTTGAACTCAAGGGATTTGAAGAGAAACTTGCCGAGTTTCGTACACAGCCCAAAGAATGGGAGGCAGAGAGTCTCTCACAACTTGTTTTCACACAGGAATGGTCGCGACCCTTAAATGAAGTGCCCTTTTTACTTCCAGCACTCTCTATTTTTAAAATATACGTGGTCCCTTTTTTTGCCGTGCTAATTCCATTAATTGCATGGGTCCTACCGTTTCTAATTCTCAGATTTATCTTCAAGATTCCTATGCCATTTGACACCTATTTGACAACTCTTTCATCAATGTGGCTCGGTGGAAAACTCTGGTCAACTATGAATCTTGGAGAACGAGCGCGTATTCTCTTTCAAACCTGCTGGACGGCCTTTGGAATAATTCAGGGAGTGATTCAACCGGTTCAACAAGCATTCCATATGAAGAAAATAGATGACCAGATTCTTGAACGCGGTCAGTTGTTTCAGCAGTATTCTGCGAAACTCAATGAGTTTTTCGCAATCTATAGTGCTGTAACTGGCAGGAATATCTCATGTCAACATCTAGATATTTGGCCAACAGAAGAACCGCGTCAACTCTATGCCTATGTTCGCGACCACCCCACGGACCTTTCATGGATTACGCACACACTTGCTACGCATGAAATTCAGTGGCGCCTTGCCATCTGTCCCGAACTCTGTTTTGTCAAACTCACTCGCACGCGCGACCCTTCTTGTAAATTAGTCAACTTTTTCGATCCGAGTATACCCGTTGAGAAGAGAGTCACTTCTTCCTTCGTTTCCCGCGGTCACACAGTCTTGACTGGACCGAATAAAGGCGGAAAATCCTCTATCCTAAGGGCACTCCTACTGAATATCTGGCTTTCGCAGACATATGGCGTAGCATTTGCTACGACGGCGACACTCACTCCGTTTGCTTGGATTGAATCTGGCCTTCGTCTTGTTGATCAACCTGGTGCACAGAGTCTATTTGAAAGAGAACTTGCTTTTGCTTCCAAGGTCTTACGGCGTAGCAAGTTATCTGAACAAGGACTTCTTCTCTATGATGAACTCTTCCACAGCACAAATCCTCCCGATGGAACAAAAACTGCCAAGAGATTTTTAGACCATTTATGGATGTCAAACTCTGTTCTAAGTGTTGTCAGTACGCACGTATTTGAACTTGTAGAGAGTTCGCCGAAACATGTACAGCGCCTTTGTGTCCCCGCAAGTCTTTCGGAGTCGGGCATTCGTTTTTCATTTACACTCGTACCCGGTATTTGTAAAGTAAGCAGTGTTGAACAACTCTATAAGAAATTTGGCTTCCCTAGCACGGCTCCTGCGGCCAAACCTAGCACCTTAAGTTAAGATTCCTTAGCAGAAATAATAACAATGACTTCCAGCGGTTTTACGGAATCCCTGACAATCGGTATTACGCTCACGCTTGTCTTCGGTGCCGTCTGTTTCTATCTTTACAGTCGCCTGGTTCAGAATGAGAAGCGTGTTTCACTCATTGAGAGCATCCTGCTCGATGTAAAGATGTCAATGGAGATGGTGGGGCAGAGTCATGGTTCTCATGAAGGCCACGATGAAATGGCTGTTGAACAGGTTGAGGCCGTTTCAGCGCCTGAGCCGCTCAGCCAGACAGATGTAGATAGTTCTGAGGAGGAACTCTACAAGGATGTTCTTCAGCAGGCGGAACGTCAGCCTGAGATGAAGGCGTTCGAGGTGACTGATTCCAAGGTTTCCCCGAAGGCGGATCCGGTTCAGGTGACAAAGGTCAGTCCGACATATGAGTCCATGTCTGTAAAGGAACTTAAGGACCTTGCCAAGAAGCGCAATCTGAAGGTGCCGAGTGGAGCGGGTCGAAAGGAACTCACGGAGGCGCTTCGTAAGGCGGAGGCGCCTGCTGCGCCTTCAGTGCCTGAGGGTGCTCCGCCGGCTGTAGAGGGTGCTCTTCTTGAGGAAGATGCTGAACTCACATCTTAAGAAGATATAGATGGACGCGAAGCTCTTCCGCCTTCCAACGGAACCCTTTTTATATACAAATGTATCTGAAAGCAAATCCAAACAGGCCTTTGTTCAAAGACTAACACCCAAGGGTGTCTATGCGATTGCGCCTGTACCTGATTCACGATTCCCCGGTTGGGCTGCGCCTATGCAGGATGCTGCTATACTGACTGACTACAGAACTCACTGCAGTGAAAATATTCCTGCGGGCATGCAGTACTCAGTTCATCTCTGGTCACAGCGCAATACAGATGCAATCATTGCTCTGTCACGTGAACGTCAGAGTATTAATACTGGAGCCAATCTAGGCTTCGATAATACAATTGTTCCGCCTCCTGCGAGTGTCGTACAGTGCGACGCCTTTGGATGTTCAGGATACATGACAAATCTGAAAAATGGAATCGGTCAGGAGCGTCAAGAGCATCTTCCGCCACTGTTTGGAACATTCAATACAGATGTCCCTCTCCAGACTCAACAAGTTCCTCCAGTGACTCGTCGCTTTGAAGGTGGTCGTAACTCTGCCCGTGGCCGTTCCTTTGAAGCACTTGGTTCAGGCGGCGTTGGTCCTGCGAACCTTGGAGCCACTTTCATACGTGCTGCTTAAGCAATCACTAAATACTAAAACAGAATGAACAAGGGTACACTCTGTTTTGATATTGGAATTAAGAATCTTGCCTGGTGTATTACTACAGTATCAGGTGAGCAGATTACCATTAATGGTTGGGGAAACTATAATCTACTAGAGGAACGCGCCTCAGATGAGGCTGGCGCAAAGGCACCTTCATGTGCTTCCTGTAGTGCAAAGGCACGATTTAGTTCAGCCACTGGTCTCTCGTGCGCACGTCACGTACCTGCGGCTGCTCCTCTTTTAAAAGATGCGAGTGGTAACCTCTTTACAAAGATTCCAGGGGCTCCGCAACTTCGCGCAATTTTGAATGAAAAGGGCGTGAAGCCGATGCCGAAGACAAAGGAGGCCATGGTAGCCGCCGTTCAGGCATTTGCTTCACTACCGGTGGTGAAAGTCAAGGTTCCTCATGCGGCAGCGATTGATGTTGCGCAGATTCACGATGCGATTCGGACTTTTGTTACAAAAGAACTGAAACCTTTTTTTGGGATTCTTGGAGAAGTTCGTCTGGAAAATCAGCCTGTTCTGAAAAATCCGGTGATGAAAACGGTTCAGATGCTTCTTTATGCAACCCTACGGGATGCTTTTCTGAACGCTGGTCATCCGACTATTCCCTTCAAATTGGTTCATGCAGGCATGAAGGTAAAGGGAAAGGCAACTGGAACAGCGGGATATGCGGACCGTAAGAAAGGTTCCGAGGAACGCACAGAAGCCGCACTTATTAAGACAACTGTTGTCCGAGGAGCAGAGTGGTTGGCTTTTTTTAAGGGGAATAAAAAGCGTTCGGATCTTGCGGATGCATTTTGTATGTGCCTTGACGCCGTGGCCGCGGTAAAGCCTGCTTAAAAAGTCCTTGGAAATTCAAAAGAAGGAATGGCAACCATTCACCAAATGGAAGAGGTCTCTCGGCAGATGGGACCCCCCGACTTAGGGTTAAGCGACGAGATCGGTAATGTAATTAACCTGAACGACATGGGCGATGACCTTGGAATGAGTCTTCTAGCAAACCCCAGCAAAGTCAACTCGAGTAACTCCGGCCAAACAGTAAATGTATCTACGAGTCGCTCTGAGCCGCCTACAATCAGCTTCTCACAAGCGGGCAGTGGAGGAGGCATTGGCCTACAGGAGGTTGATATTGCGCCCCTTGAGCCTCTGAATCTTGGTTCTGATTTTGGAAGTGCACCTGTAAATATTGAGATTCGCAAGGAGCAGGGCGGCGATGTTGGTGCCAATCTATTTTCCAATTCACAGACGGCTACAGGACCGGTCTTTTCACTTCCTGCGAGTCGTGACCCTGAGGCAGAGAAGAAGGAGAAGGTTGAGCTTATTAACAAGCTCCAGCGCCTAGAGGCAAAGGGTTTTCCCGTGACTCGTCATTTTACAATGGACAACAGCCTCGAAGAAATTAAGCAGGAGTATCTTCGCCTTGTAGATGCCAGGAATCTAGAGACAAGCCTTCGTTTTCAGCGTCAGATGACAATGGGCCTTGTTACGGGACTTGAGTGGATGAACAATAAGTTTGACCCTTTTGACCTGAAACTCGAGGGATGGTCCGAGTCCGTTCACGAGAATGTAGAGGATTTTGATGAAATCTTTGAGGAACTCTATGACAAGTACAAGGACCGTGGAAAGGTGGCGCCTGAAGTGCGTTTTGTCATGGCGCTAGCGGGTAGTGGCTTCATGTGCCATATGAGTAACTCTTTCTTCCGCCAGAAGATGCCGAGCATGGATGATATCCTGAAGAAGAATCCTGAACTGGCGAAGCAGATGGCTGCTGCTGCGGCTGCTCAGGCGGGTCCGGGTTTTGGTAATTTCATGGGCATGGCAATGGGTGTACAACCGTCCCAGCCGCAGCAATTTGGTGGAGCGCAGCAGACCTTCAGTGGGATGCCGATGCCCCCAATGCCGCCCATGGCGCCCCAGGTGCCCCAGCAGATGCCTCAGGCGGGACCGTTTAATAACTCCGCACGTGTTCCGAACATGCCGCAGCCGGTTGCGTCAGTTGAGCCTCCTCGTGTAGCCCGCAGGGAGATGCGCGGCCCCAGTGGTGTAGATGATATTCTAAAGACTTTTGCGGAAGTTCGCCAGGCAGAGTCTATGAGTGAGGTGTCAAACATGAATATGGCCCAGATGGGTTCAGCCACTGCGGCTGCGGAAATGCAGAGTGTTCACTCCGAGGATATTCGCAGCCAGACAGAGTCTGTTCGTACCTCGGGAGGTCGTCGCAGAAAGCGCAATGCGCCGATTCTGGGAAATGAACTAAGTATCAATGTATAATTTCATATGCGCATTTGTAAAATGCTATTATGAAAAATTCTGAAGAAGTGCTAAATTCTGTCCGTAAATCTCTTCAACCGGCGCAGGCTTCTCCTGCTTTCCTTCTGCAGCTGGCGGAGTCATACGCGCCTGCTTCTCACTGAGACGACGAAGAATTTCACCTTCTTCAGGTGTAAGACCACCACCTACAGGATTTATGAATTCTTCTTTTGCTTCGTGACCACCCAGATAAAGATCACTATTCTCATTGAAGAGGAAGGAGAGAAGTGCCAGTACAATGATGCTCATAAAGAGGGCAACGAGTACATTGCGTGTAGCGACGAAAATAACCGTAAAGACTAAAATACGCCGAACCCAAACTTGCTGGAAAAACTTCTCTTGTCCCTTTGAAACCTCAAGTTGAAGAAAGCGGCCGCCAAGATTCAGCATTAACATCATGGTTCCAATAAAATACGGATTTGTATTGAGACTATTTAGAATTACATCAATCGGATTTGAAACTTCTACTGCGGCTGCTACGGCAGCAACCACGGGTGCGGCACTTGCTACACTCATCTACTGATTCTTTTGTTTTTGTGTATCAGTTTCCAGCCAAGGCTTCGTAAGCCGTGAAAGGTCATTTAGATAGAAAAAGAGTGCAAGGGCTGCCATAATTCCAACCGTAGGGCACCAAGCAAGTGCTGCAATTAGAGTGACTACAAGAAACAAGCGCCAATAGGGAAACTTATATAAATAGACCCACTCAACCGGGTACGGTGTGTGAAATAGTGAACCTTCAAAAAGATTCCAAGCAAAAAAAGCAACTGTCACTATAATTCTTGCTGTTCCATCAACAACTCCTCCAGGACTGAGAGCACTTTCCCATGCCTCCATCTACCTGTATCGCCGATTATCTAGAGACACTTGAATTCTGAACACCTCCACCTGAACTGTAGCCACCTCGAGTATCATCAATCTGGCTCTCTCGAGTCACCTTCTCTTCTTCAATCGCCTTAGGATTCTCATTTAGAGCCCGCTCAACAAACCATCGCTTTGTCTTCGGTATAATAATTTTGGAAGTCTCACCGCCACTTCCAAATCCCTCCTCAATAGCGGCCATACGAGAGCCAATGAGTAGACTTACGGAGATTGCTGTTAAAAGACCCAGTATCCATCCGTATTCATTCGTAATAAAAACAACTAGAGCAAGCCCAAGGCAGCGTCCCAGAAATGAATCGGCCTGATGGTGAACAGCCTCAGGAATTGTATCTTTAAAGACAATAATGAGTACAGTAGCAATATACAATAGTAACATGATAGAAGATTTTGATTTTTGTATAAAGTCCAGCACGGCGCTTTGAAGTGTGGTCATTCCTATTGTCTAAACACTTTTCTTTGCTGACCACAGAGAGTGGGTCAGATGAACTACTGTTCCTTCGATGATGCCTTCCCACAAATTGGACCCACAGCCCCTGGTTGTAGGGATCAAAAAGGCAGCGAATTGGCTCGCAAAGAAGAGAGGAGAAAAGCAAAGCGCTGTAAGGGTCCGCCGATGACTTTTCTTGATTTAGATCCTGATCGTCCGGCTGTTCAGCGTGTGCCGTCTGTTCCACCTCTAAATAAAGAGACTGGACTCCGGGAACACGCACCTGTAGATGCTCCTCAAGCAGAGCCTTTTACAGCCGATGTTCCGTATGATTTAACAAGTGAAAGGCAGCCCGATGATGCTGGCCAGATAGCACGAAATACATTTCCCAAAATTCCAAAGAATACACAATTGATTGGATCCTCTACGGGAGCTCCAAAGTACTTTGGAACAAAATACAGCGATGAGGGATTTGAAAATCAGAATCTTACTATGCCTCCGCCACCCTTTACAAATGTGATTGGACAGGACCCGGCCTATTCTGATTTGAATAGCGCCTTCAAGCAAGGTGGCGGTGTTGGCAAGGCGAGTGCACTTGCTCCGACACCTTCTGTAAGTGATTTCTGGAAGCCGATGACAAAATCAGGTGCAAATACGGCCTTTTATGACCAACTACCGCCTCCTGGAGGACAGATGCCGAAGGGGACTCCAATGATAGATGAGACTGTATCAAAGAAACTGGATTTGCTGTTTGCTCGTCTCGATGATTTAGAATCACGACGGGGCGAGAATACGCAGACGGAGATTTTACTGTTTGTTATGTCTGGACTTTTTGTGCTGTTTTCAATGGATATTGTATCACGTCAAGCTGCAAGGATTCGCCTTATATAGAATATAGACTTGAAAGACCAATTGGATCTAATACAGCAGGTACTTTTCCTACACCTGGACGGGCAATTGCAGATAATCCTCCAGGAGCACCAGGGCCCGTAGGGCCAGGACCCACTAAATCACTCACTGTACGAAGAAACTTTATATCAAACATGTCTGAACCCTTCGGCATCTTTGATATAGGCAACAAACCGTCCAATAGACTCAGAATCTCCTTTCGCATAAAAAGTATCTGTCCAATTTTCTGCTTTTGAAGACTTACAATAGCTGGCGCAATTCCAGAAAATGTTTTTCTGAAAAGATTTGCCCGGTCAATTTGTAGTAGTTCATAGAGTTCCTGTAGGAATTCTCGCACAGGCTCACATTCATAGGCTAGTAATAGATTTTGCTCTTTGAAACATCTATTCATCACTAATCGAGATAAAAATTCACTACGCTTTTTGAGAAGACTCTCCTTACGAGTTTGAAGTTCAGTGAGTGGAGTAGGGCCCTTTGCCGAATCAATAAATTTTTGTGTAATTCCAATATCGGCAAAAAGACCATTTTCAGACTCTGAAAAAGTTCCTTCGTCCCATTCTTTTTGAATAGCAAGTGTCGGTTTACGAATTTCAAATACAGTTATACCAATTCGAACAGCCACCGTACCCTTAAGTTTCAGCACATACGGGTCCGGTTTTAATGGGAGTGGCGCAGGTGTTGGTGCTACAACAGGCGTTACAACTGGAGTAGGAGGCGTTACAACTGGAGTAGGAGCCGTTACAACAGGAGTGGAAGGCGCAACAATAGGCTCAGGATCTGTATCCTCAAATGTAAATAAAATATATTTGCGACGGAGATATTCTTTTGTATTAACTGCATTTTTAGGTGCATCTATTGAATAAAATGTATCAGGACTTAAGTTAAATAGTGATTTTGGTTTGTAAAAATCATCCTGTATATCAAACTTAATGAGACTACCCCCTGTATCTTTTGGTGTTAATCCAATAAAATCCTTTGGAACTTCGGATGGTGGAACAGTGAGTGGACTTATTAAAAAATTCTCTTGTTTTCCATTCTTCATAAATGGAATTGAAATGGATGCCGGTTCTAGAAAAAGAAATTTTTTCTCGGCTCTATCTTCGCGATGTTTTGGATCCCAGACAATTTGATTTTTACTGCCTGTGCGATCATATAAGAAAAAAACATCTGCTGATGTTTCGGTTACAAATTTTATATATTTCTTAAAAATCAAACTAAAAAGAGTAATATTATCAAGTTTTGAAACAAAAATATAGATAAATTTATTTTTTTTCACTTGGTCATTTGAAATTGTTTTAATAAATCGAAGGAAATTGTCCCACGAATAAATATAAAATATTTTCACTGGCTCTTTTGTTGTAATTTCATAATGGAATAATTTATTACGAGATTCATCAAATGTGGCTGGAACAGTCCCCCAGATAGCCTTTCGGTTATCAGAGTAGGCATCCAAAATTGCTACAGTTAAAAGAGTTGGTTGCTCCTGGACAATTTGCACTTGTTTAAGAGACTTCAAAGTGAGTGTAGGATATAATGCGCCTCCAGTCTGTATACCACCCCCACTTACAGGCTGTATTAGTGCTGGTACTGCAGGTTGTGGTAATAGACTATCCTGAGGACCTCCACCTATCATGCCGCCTCCCATCATAGGTGTTATAGGAACATTTTGATGCCCTGCATTTTGTAGAGCGTCTCCTAATAAACTATGATTTGGATCTCCCATCCCTCTCCTACTTCACTAGAAATTCACCGGCTTAAGAAATATCAGCGCGTAGCCAAGTAGCACATGGAGATCCTACAGCCCCTTCCGTCACCGCCCGTCTTTCGTCCTGATTCGGGGGAATCTGGTACTCGTAAGAAGAAGATTCACTGCAAGCAGGAACTTATTGTCAATAGTCTACAAAAGTTCTATACAGGTCGCACGGATATGAAGGAGGTACTGCCCATGCTAAAGGGCACATCAGACCTCTCTCTACGCCTTGTAGACTGGTTTGTGACCAACTATTCCAAGCGTCACAACACGGTCTATATTCTTGATGGGCAGGAGTTCCTCGTCTATACGAACTACAAGTCGCAACTCAAGGCGTATTCCAAGAAACTCTTTGACCCCTTCTGTCGTCGGGAACGAATCCTGTTTCAGATTCCTGGTGAGGAGCCGTTCTTGACAACGGTCGGCAAACTGAACTTCTTCCGTTGGGCCATTGAGAAGAATGTTTTAACTTATCTAAGCCTTCATGCTCCGACGATTGAGGCTGATATGAACAAGGCTATGAAGGAGCAGAATAAGGTGCGTAATTCAACGGCAAACTCTACAGATTCAACTGTGACTACAGTTACCACGGCCACTACATCCACCACTTCATCCGCACGCTCAACTCG